AGATGAACTATACCATTATGGCGTTCTCGGTATGAAGTGGGGTGTACGCAGAGGCCACTATGCCGATTCATACGCCAAAGGTATTAGAAAAATTAAAAAGCTCGAAGCTAAGAGCGACAAAGCAATGGCTCGATATACGTCTGGCCGGGCGATTAAAGCTCGGGCTAAAGCTGCCAATTTAAGAAGACGTTCGGAACGTCTCGAGTATAAATCTAATAGACTGCTTCCAACTTTGTTCCGTCAACATAAGCACAGAAAAGCATTGGCCCTTGCAGCAAGAGCATCACGCATTGAGTCTAGACAGGCACGCATGAAGTTTAAGATGCAGAACAATGCCCGTAAAGCTGAGAAATTCTACCAGAAGATGGAGAAAGTCTATAAGGATGTTCCCGTATCCAAACTCAACAAAGAAGACGTTTCATACGGTCAGCAGTACGCTAAGACGATTCTGGAACGTCAGAAGATGAGAGAGGCTATGAGAACACCTGGATTCTGATGAGGGCTGTCTTATGAGTAATTTTACATATTCAGATGAACTATACCATTATGGCGTTCTCGGTATGAAGTGAGGTGTGCATAGAGCTAGAAATTATGCGTATGACACTAATGCACATAAGCGAAAGCAAAGAGATAAAGAAGCTAAGAAAAATTACAAGCTCGGTAATATTTCAAAAGATGAGTATAAGAGACGCAAACAAACGAATGCTGTTCGCGAATTTAACGAAAATGTTGCTGTTAATCAAAGGCTTAGCAAAGTACGACCGATAAAAGGCGCTAAAATATCCAGCATCTATAATTCATATAAGAAAACAGCATTAAAAGAGATCCCTGATTACAGACTCAGAAAAGGTGCGAAAATAGCCGGAAAAGTACTGCTCCAAGTAGGTTTGTTAGGCCTTGGTGCATATTCTAGCCAAGTGTCTACTGCTGCATTTGCGAATTCACGCAAAATAGTTAGTGATGTTAACGATCTTATTTTTAAGGGTGTTGACTTTACGCCAGAAGCAATGGCCGGAGTAAAAGAAGCAGTAAGAAGTTACGACCGTTTAGGACGCTCTGCCTCATCTTTAGCTAAATCGGCAAACGTAACTGCCATGATGTATCCGGCTATGGCTAATGCTTCAAAACGAGCGAGTAAAAATGCTTCGGGGTATAACAGCACGGTCCCAATTAAAAAACGTAAGAAACACAAATAATCCACATTAAAAGGAGGTACTTGAATGCCATCTTTTAAAGAACGTCTCCAGCATGCCTGGAACGTTTTTACTGATAAGGAACCTCCGGTTCAGTACAGATATGTCGAAGGAGGTTATGGCATTCGACCCGATCGAAAGAGATTTTCACGTGGCAATGAACGTTCGATAATCACAGCCATTTACAACAAGATTGCGAATGATGTTGCCAGTGTAAAGATTCAGCATGTTCGATTAGATCAAAATGGCGGTCTGATCGAAGTGATGGACTCGGGTTTGAACGAATGCCTAACTGTAGAGGCTAATCTTGACCAGACCGGATGCGAACTTATTCGTGACATTGTCTTGTCGATGTTCGACGAAGGATGCGTTGCTGTAGTCCCAGTCGAGACATCCATAAACCCAAAACTTGGTTCATTCGATATTCGTTCGCTGCGATGCGGCAAAGTCGTCGAATGGTTTCCTAAGAATGTAAAAGTTCTTCTCTACAACGAAGAAAAAGGTCGTAAAGAGGAAATCTTAGTTCCGAAGAAATTCGTGACGATTATAGAGAACCCGTTCTATGCCGTTATGAATGAACCCAACTCCACTCTTCAGCGATTAATCAGAAAGTTAAACCTTCTTGATGCCATTGATGAACAGAGTGGATCAGGGAAGTTGGATTTGATTATTCAGCTTCCTTATGTAATTAAGAGTGAAGCTCGAAGACAAGAAGCCGAAAAGAGACGTAAGGACATTGAGATGCAGCTTGCTGGGTCTAAGTTTGGAATTGCGTACACAGATGGTACTGAAAGAGTTACACAGCTTAATCGACCAGTTGAAAACAACTTGATGAAACAGATCGAATACTTAACGAGTATGCTATACAGCCAGTTGGGGATGTCGGAAGAAGTACTCAAGGGAACAGCTGACGAGAAAACTATGCTTAACTACCAGAACAGCACCGTTAATCCTATCTTGGAAGCTATTGTCACCAATATGCGAAGGAAATTCTTAACTAAGACTGCTCGTTCACAGGGGCAGTCTGTTGCTTATTTCCAGGATCCATTTAGACTCGTCCCGGTTACTCAGATTGCTGACATCGCCGATAAATTCACTAGAAATGAGATTCTGTCTTCTAACGAACTCAGAGCTATCGTTGGCTACAGACCTGTAGACGACCCTAGAGCTGATGAACTTAGGAACAAGAACATCAATCAGAACACTGAAGAGATCGAACCGATCGAACCGATGACAACAGAGGAAGAGTATTACGACGAGGAGGAGTAAGAAAGGAAGACATCAAAATGGGAGCAAAATGCGACTTTAGCGGATGGGCTACCAAAAACGATCTGAGATGCTCCGACGGACGTACGATTCGTAGGGACGCGTTTAAAGACGATGACGGTAAGACTATCCCACTTGTATGGCAGCATATCCACAATGATCCGGACAATGTCCTTGGACATGCTGTCTTATTCAATAAACCGGAAGGCGTTAGATTTAACGCTTTTTTTAATGACTCGGACAAGGCCAAACAGGCTCGACTGCTGGTAGAACACGGTGATATTACATCCGTTTCTATTTATGCAAACCAGCTTAAGCAGCAGGGCGGCAATGTTCTCCATGGCACAATTCGCGAACTTAGCCTCGTTCTGGCTGGTGCAAATCCTGGCGCATTAATCGATATGCCTATTGCTCATGGAGACGAAGAAGTAACCGAAGCATTTATTTACACCGGTGAAACATTTGAGCTCAGTCATTCGGATAGCGAAGACACACAGCCTGAATCCGAACCTGAGGAGACAGAAGTACTTACACATTCAGAGGAGGAAAACATGGCTGGTAAGGACAAGACAGTTCAGGAAGTATTTGACACCCTGAACGAAGAACAGAAGACTGTCGTCTACGCGCTTCTCGGTGAAGCACTTAGCGGAAAAGGCGGCGACGACAATGATGAGGAGGACGACGAAGTGAAACACAACGTATTCGACACTGAAGAGAACGATGAGAACACTCTCACACATGACGCTATGGACGCTATCATCACTGATGCTAAGCGTTATGGATCTATGAAAGACAGCTACCTGGCTCACGAAGAAGAGTACGGTATCGATGGCATTGAATGGCTGTTTCCCGAAGACAAGGAACTCAACAACCCGCCGAAGTTCATCGACCGTGACCAGACCTGGGTCTCTACTGTCATGAATGGCGTACACCACACACCGTTCAGCAGAGTTAAGAGCTCTTTCGCGAACATCACAGAAGATGAAGCTCGTGCGAAGGGTTACATGAAGAAGGGCTACAAGAAGGAAGAAGTATTCTCCCTGCTTAAGAGATCCACAAGCCCTCAGACAATTTATAAGAAGCAGAAGCTTGATCGTGACGATGTAGTCGACATCACAGATTTCGATGTAGTCGCATGGATCAAGGGTGAAATGCGTGTAAAGCTCAACGAGGAAATCGCTAGAGCTATCCTGATCGGTGATGGACGTCTGCCGTCTGACGATGACAAGATCTCCGAAGATCATGTACGTCCGATTGCGAACGACGCTGATCTGTTCACAATCAAGAAGGCAGTTATTTATCCGGCAAACGCTACCGAGTCTGATAAGGCTGACGCTGTTATCACAGCTGCTGTCAAGGCTCGTAAGAACTATAAGGGTTCTGGCACTCCGACATTCTTCACAACTGAAGATCAGCTGACAGACCTGCTCCTGATGAAGGATGGTATCGGTCACAGACTCTACAAGTCCGAGGCTGAGGTTGCTACAGCTATGCGTTGCAGCCGTATCGTAACTGTTCCGCAGATGGAAGAGTTCACAGTCGGCGGTAAGAAGCTGCTGGGTATCATCGTCAACCTGAACGACTACAACGTCGGTGCTGACAAGGGCGGCGCAATCAACATGTTCGATGACTTCGACATCGACTACAACCAGATGAAGTACCTGATCGAAACTCGTATCTCTGGCGCTCTGGTTGTTCCGTATTCCGCAATCGTCCTGTTCGAGAACGAAGTTCCTACGTCTGTTGACGGTGACGTTCAGAGATCTAAGACAACACACACTTCTGGCGATAACGCTGGCAACGGCGAATGATTTCAAAATGGGGGTAGGTGAATGAAGTTTTCTGGAATGGTAGGTTTCTCTTGGACCGAAGAAAGACTAATTGACGGGGAAGCTTCTGGCATATTTGACACTTATACCGAAGAACGCCATTACAAGGGGGATGTTCTTAATATGAGCTACGGTTTTCAGAAGAATAACCAAGTTAATGACGACGCAAAGGTAAGCAAACGTATTAGCTTTGTCGCTGATCCATTCGCCTTCTCTCATTTTCCCGGTATTACGTACGTTGTCTGGATGGGGTTTAAATGGGAAGTTACGAATGTCGAAGTAAACTACCCTCGATTGATTCTGTCTGTTGGAGGTATTTACAATGGCTGAACGAATGGCTCTGCATAGAGAGTTAAAAACTATTTATAACCATGTATATTTTCAGCCCCCTGGCCATGAAAAGATTACCTATCCGTGCATTATCTATAAACGCTCGGCTGGTAACGCCAAATACGCTGACAACAAAGTATACACATTCAGACAACAGTACGAAGTTACTGCAATCACAAAAGACCCAGATGACCAGATTGTCGAGACGATGATGCACAAATTTCCTTTGATTCAGCATAATCGTCATTTCCAGGCAGACAATCTCAATCACGAGGTCTTTTTACTTTACTGGTAAAACATTGGAGGATCTAAAAATGCCTAAACTTACATGGGATGCTGCTGTAGATAGAAGATATGAGACTGGTATTGACCACGTCGTTCTTTATCCGCAGAGCTCAACAGGAACATATCCTAAGGGTGTCGCATGGAATGGCGTAACTGCCATGAATGAGAATCCGTCCGGCGCAGAACCTACAGATCTGTATGCCGACAACATCAAGTATCTGTCTATCAGATCCGCTGAGCAGTATGGCTTCACAGTCGAAGCATACACATATCCGGATGCATTCGAAGAGTGCGATGGCTCCGCAAGTA